ACGCCATTTATACCTTGAATGCTCTTCGTGGTCGTCGCATTTCCAATACGGCATATGTGGGTGGAGGAGGAGCGGATATTGCTGCTAACGGTGTTACTGCTTCCCAAACTTTTTGTATTCCTCTTGTGTCCATCCTCGGGTCTCTAGGAGATAAATATCTCCCCTTGTTCGCAATGACTTCTGCTCCATTAAGACTTGAGTTGCAGATGGTCTCGAACGCACAAATCCCTATTGTTGCTTTAACTGCTTACGCTGGGTTTACTATTTCCAACGTGGAGTTCAATGGTTCCTTCATCGAACTCTCTGACCAGGCCTTGAGCGTTATTCAACAAAGTCAAATGGGGGCCCCTTTAACTATGGCAGTGAGCAGATATTCTAACTTGGTGTACAATGCCCAGTTGCAGAATGCAGTGACAAATGTGTCTGCCCCTGTTCCTTTCAAATATTCCTCAGTACAAGCAATCATTAATACTATTCGTCAGCATTCTGCTGGTGTGACTACATTCGATGCATTTGGTTCAAACCATTTCAACCTTTCTGAATACTGGTTCCAGTTTGGTAGTGAGTCTCTCCCAACTCGTCATCCTGGTACGTCTACTACCGGAATCCCCGATCATCAAACTATGTTCAATTATTACGCGAGTGCACTTGGGTCTCCTTATGACCTCGAATATTCTCCTCTTATTTCTCTTTACACTTATGACACTCTTGCTACTCCAGTTGCTACCACAGAGACTCCCAATACTACTGCCAATAACTTGACATCTATTGCGGGTGCGTTTGGTATTGGTCAGGAATTAGTTTCCTTCCCTTCTGCTTCTCAAGACCAGATGTTTTCTGGAAGAAACACTTCGACTGAGGACATTTTTATGAATTTAATCTTCAACGCGAACGCTGCTGCTCCTGCTGTGCGAATGGACTACTACTGCTTACATCATGCTGTTATCATCTGCGAGAACGGACAGGCTCAAATCCGATATTAAACAAATTAATAAAAACTCGCATACCCCTCCCTGAAACATTAATGCGGTTTAACCAAATATAGTTGTTCGAGAGAGGTTTAACCCATTTAAACAATGGTTTAACTCTTTTTCGTTTAAACCAAACGTTTAACCCAATTTAACTCGACAAATAAAATATTTTATTTGTCTGTTTAACCTGTTTAAACCTCATTATTTAACAAAAACGCATATTATTGATGGTTTAACCTGTTTAAACCTCGATTCCTCATCAATATTTGGTTAAACCGCATGAAGGTATTAAGGAATTTCGAATATATTATTATATCCATTAATAATATATGATTAACGGTCTCGGATACAAACTCGCAAACGTGCCTACTGTAACAGGGTTAGCGTCTGTCGTAGCAGATAGCGTTATTAGTGGCAGTACTACTACAGGAACACTCATATTAAATGGCGTAGACGTATCTACTGTACTAGCACAGGTGCCAATCAATTCAAACAATATTACACAACTCCAACAAGTAACTACTGGAATATCTTACAATACTACTGGAGACCTAACCACTATTGATAATAACCTCACAATAACAACTGGTAAAAAAATCAAATGTGCGACAGTCCCAACTGCTAATGAAGACGTCGCTAATAAATTATATGTCGATGGATTTGTTGGGACAGTTGATTTAACCGCTGATGATACTGCGGGAGATTATTATATCCCATTTTCAAAAACATCAGGTGCTACAGGTAATAGTCTTTATATTGACACAGCAGTAACTCCACTAACATACAATCCATCTACCGGGACAATGTCGTCTGAAAACTATACGATCGGCGGACAAAACATGACAGTAGGGCAAAGTAGTAGTTCATTGATTCAAACTGCTACTAATTTAATTCTTACAAATAATGCTACAAGTGGAACTATGAGGTTCCGTGTTAATAACGCATCCAATGCACAAAGAACTCCGCTTCAATTAAGTTCTGAAGAAATTGTGACAACTGCCCCTTTAAAGAATAATAACACTGATAATACGCTAAGACAAATCAATAATACATTCTATAATTTGCATGACTCAGATGCTACTGCTGGTGGGTCATACAGAGGTAGAATTTATACAGATTCTGCTAGTTGTTATTTGGAACTTGCCGGAGCAGCACATCAATATTTTGTGACCATAGGTGGGGTAAACGTATATCAGATAGTTTCAAACGTCGCTACTTTTCTTAATCCTCCATTATGTTCCACAGCTCCAACAACTGGTAATATGTTGTGCAATAAAACGTATGTAGATTCAGCGATACCACCTTTAACAAACTATGTTACGACGAATACAGCACAAGGCATCACTGGTCAAAAAACATTCGACCAATCTGTATTATGTTCAGTCGTTCCTACTACTGGTAATATGTTGTGCAATAAAACCTATGTCGATGGAGCAATCACTGCTGGAAATTTTGTTACTACCGATACAACACAAACCAATATTACTGGACAGAAAACATTCAGCAATGTATCGAATTCATTTACTGGTTCATTCACTGGATCCGGTTCGGCACTAACAGGTGTTATATTAACAACGGGAAACCAGACAGCATCAGGCACAAAAACGTTTACAAACGACATTGTTATGAATGGCGGTTCATTTAATTCTAGTATAGACCAATTCGATATTCAATTCAACCTTGCAAACAATGTGTTGAATAATACAACTGCAACGATCACCGGGTTGATTCCATCGGTGAATACATCTTGTATTGTTAGGACTGATTCAGTTGCCGCTGTTACTCCGTTTGGTGCGATTAGTGGAACCAATATTACAGGCAACGGCGGAAACAATCCATTTTTTAATAATTTTTATTTATTGGGAATGACGCAAACAACTCCTGCTATTGCTGTAACTTCATTAAGTCAAATTCAATGCAATGATAGTTTGTCTATAGGGAGTTTCTTTACTACTTTTATTGGAACAAGATTTTCTCTTGGAACGTATGTTACGTCTGCGGATTTGGGAGGAGGGGTATATAATATTACTCCAAATGCGTTGGTTGCAAGTGCTGTGAAATCAACTACCGGTGTCTCGTTCATGACATTAAATAGACCATTCACTGCTGGAGGTGCCGCAGCGGGAAGTATTACATTTGATTATAATACCACGACCAATCTCCAGTGTAAAAATACATCGTCTCAATTATTAAATGCTATTTCAATAAAACCAGCTGGAGCAACTAATAAAGTTAATATGTACGGCAACTTACAATTACAAGGTTCGTTTCAGTATAACTTTTTTCCAGCTTCTCTTACCACATCACAAACCTTACCATCTCCACCGTCTCAATTCTATTTACTAGAAAACACCGCTGCTATAACAATAACATTACCATTAGCATCAGCAGACACAAGAGGAACAAAACTTATATTTAAAAGATATCTGAATGCCGCCAACGTCACATTTCAGCGGCAAGGAACTAACCAAATAGTTGGGTCTGGAACTCTGGCACCTACCACCTCTATTGTTCTAGCAGCAGGCACATTTCAGTGTAATTTTATATCTGCTGGAATTATTTGGTTTCAAATGTTTTAAATTCCACTTTACCAGTCGCTACGCTCCTTCCAAAGTGGAGCAAAAGGAGGAGCGTGCGAGGAACCATTGGTTCCTGCATTTAAAGAATGAGTGCAAGTATTATAATGTAGCAGTACTTGACGATTAATGCCTTGATTATAATTTTAATCTGCTCGATAAGTTGGTCTGAATGCTCGGCCCAAATATCTCGAAAAAAAAGATAGCGGCGTTCTTGATTCTCTGTTTATTGCGACGCCACAATGTTGTCTTAATAACCTTATGAAATACCAAGTCTAACACCATCTCGACAAGGGCGGGTTCTTGGTTGAAATATTCTCGACAGACGTCAACCACGATCTCTCGCTTAATATCGCCTTGTTTTGGTTTGTTAAAAACATCCTCCACAATTTGTGCAACAAATAGCACGACACTGTGGTTCAACTGTAATTCTTCTTTACCAAATATCGAGAACGCTTTTTTCAACTCACCTATCGTCTCTTCCTTGATTTTAAGCATCTTGAGCGATTTCTTCTTTTCAGTGTATCCTTTGATACCAGTTAAATTTAATCTTGTGTTGTTTATTTCTTTGGTACATACTTGGTCTTCTCGTGGTTCCATTAAATCATTTAGAACTGGTGTAGACGTAGGTGCTTCTGGCACAGATTGCGGAACAAGACGAATATTGTTCATTATGATATACACATAGATTTTAATTTTCTATGTATATCATATATGGAATTTCAAACGCCAAAAGTTACATTTACATTAAAAGCAACTGATATCTCTGCTTCCAATGTTGTTGCTGACTATCCGCTTACCAATATAAAAGGTTCTATTTCTCAATTCAGAACAACTATTACTTGGAACGCAGTCAATTTTAAAAATCTGCTTGGAGAATTATACAATCATTATGATTTATTTAATATTCAACTGGTAAATACAGGATGGTCTCTTCCTGCTGCTGCTTATGGTGTGACTACTAATGATAGGGGGGTAAACGTTGTCATGTCTGGGTTAGACTGGACATATAATAACTATAATACTTTGACTGGAAATATGACAAATGAGTGCATAGTAGGTGTTTCATATATAAATCCTACTAATGTGGCGAATGTAGGGGTGTACAACGGTTTATTACAAAATGCGACATTCCGCAAATGCATTACTGCTGATATTACTATCGCTGTGGAAACCGTATTGGGGGGTGTTCCCAATTTGGCAGCAGGAACTATGTATCCCCAACTGTCATATATGTTTATTGTAACTCCTGTTGTTTAAATTATTTTATTGTTATAGTGTATATGGACTATATTCAAGAGAAAGCACATTTTGCATTAAAAAGTGGAGACATCTCATTAAGCGATACTTTTGCAGATTACCCCGTCACAAATTTGGCAGGAACAAATAATGCTACCCGTACGATTACCACTTGGTACTCGGTTAACTTTGAAAACATACTGGGAGACCTGTATAATCGATTTGAACTATTCAATTTGAAAGTGAAATTTTTTACATTTAATTCAACTGCTGCCTATGGAGTGACTGCGAACGATCGCTCTATTACATTCCAGATGACTGGTCTTAACTGGGTCGGTTCAAACTATGATGTTGTTCGTGGGTGTAATACAAGCAGTGCTAATTTTTACTTACAATTATTAACCGCAAACACAGCTGCAACTGCTGCCGGAGTCAGTGAATTTGTAGTAACTTTTCAAAAACAAAAGACTGCGGACATTACTATTTCCATGTTGAATGCTCTGTTTGCAGAACCCGCTTTAAATGCAAATACTCAGATGCCTCGCTACGCATTCTATTTTGATATCACACCTCTCTACACTGGTATTCCCACTACCATTTCTCTTGCGTCTGCAAAATGTGCCTCGCTTAACGTATATTATTTAGCAGGAACAACTAATACTGTTAATATGGATATGTATGCTATACTAGGACGTGAAAACTTCCAACTTGGTGCCAAATACAATTTGGTATTGAAAATGACAAACGCCTCTACTTGGGCAGCAGCAGACGCTACTATAAATGCATCGACTTTTAATATATATTCTTCTGGCATGAGATTTCAAAACTATGAGACTGCAATAGGTAAGGTTGGTGGCAATCCAATGCAATTATTATCTTATTGCTCGGTTCCTTCTGTTCTCGGTGCTGCAGCAAACCCTCGCACCATTCGATATAACATTGGTGGTCTTAACACCTTTACACTTGAGTCACAAATATGTGATTTGACTGTTCGCTTGCAGAACTCGGTAAATAATACAGAATATGCGGTAGCGACTAGTAATACCTTGCTTTGTTTTGATATTTGGAAATGTGTCGTTTAACCAAAATTAAAATGTTTAAGTAATATATATGGATGCCGTTATCGCGAAAGTTAAGCAAAACAGACCTAATCTATCTGCGGGTAGTATTAAGACATATAAATCGATCCTCAAAAGTGTTTATGATAAGTGTTATAATGACACTGATTATGATTATGATAAATTTAATGATTCGAGCAAAATATTAAAACATTTAAAAGAAATCCCTTTTAACAAGCGAAAGACTGTGCTTGCTGCACTTTCTGTGCTCACTGGTAATACAGATTACACAAAAGTGATGATGGACGATATTCATGAGTACAACGCTACACAATTAAAGCAAGAGAAGACTCAAGCACAAGAAGAAGGCATGATTGAACCTGAAGAAGTGGAAGCGATATATGCGACTCTAGAAGCAAATGCCAAACATATTATTAAAAAACCACACTTGTCTCAGGCGGATATACATGAAGTGATGAAATGTGTTATGCTTGCACTTACAGGTGGGGTCTTTCAAGCACCCAGGCGATCGGTCGACTTTGGCAATATGAAGTGGAGAAATTATGATGAGGAAAAAGATAACTATGTTGATATCAAGTCAGGGAAATTTGTATTTCAGAATTATAAAACGAAAAATTCATACGGGACTCAAGAGACAAACATAAGTAAACCGGTTAAGATGATTCTCAATAAATGGTTTAAAATTATTCCTGATGGATGCGATTATGTTTTGTTTGATACAAAGATGCAACCCCTCAGTTCCCCTCAGATGACTCACCGTCTCAATGAAATCTTTGATAAGAAAATTAGTACGAGTATGCTCAGGCATATCTACTTGACCAAGAAGTTTGGTAACGTTGATTTGAGTGATTTACAAAAAACTGCTACTGAAATGGGGAATAGTTCGATGCAAGCATTACTTTATGTTAAAAAGTAGCAGGGAACAAGTTCCCCCGCTCGCCCCCTCCTTAAATAGACGGGCATCTACGTTTTTTATTAATTAATAAAAAAAGTGGTCACTTTTTATCTTTTAGAAATCAAGGATGGGATCAAAGGGGAAAACTTGGTTTCCCTTTAAAAATAATATCTGACGTCTATATAAATGAGTATAGTTGAAATTGATGCACACCTTAAAAAGATGCCTCCAATTAAAGAAGCAATGAATATATTTTTAGATGGTATCAATCGTAATCTCCCCTGTCGCAATGGATTTGTCTGGGCAATCAGTGGCAGCGGTGGTTCTGGTAAATCTAGCATGCTTTTGAACTTCTTTAAATCACCTGAATACTATCGAGGGAAATTCGATAACGTATATGTATTCACCCCACTCACCTCTTTCTTGTCAGTTCACAAGCATCCCTTTGAAAAACACGATAAAGTATTCCACGACATAGATGAAGAGATGTTAGAAGACATTGAAGAAGAGTTGCTATCAATTAAAGAGGAATGTTTGAGCATGGACTGCGATATGGAGAATTCACTTATTGTGATCGATGACATGGGTGGGTCTCTTAAAGATAAACACTTGGTTAAGGCGTTAAACAAAATGATTCTTAAAACGCGACATATCAATTGCTCGTGGGTCTTCACGCTCCAGTCATATTTTATGCTTCCAAAAATATTACGAAAACAAATGAACTATATCACTGTGTTCAAACCAAAGAATACTGAAGAGTGGGCGAGTGTGGCGAAAGAGGTTTTCCAGATTGCAAAAGATAAGCAGCAAGAACTTTATGATTACTGTTTTACCGAACCATATCAACATCTAGACATTGACCTATTTGCTGGTCGCATGTATAAGAACTTTAATGAATTACAAATAAAATAATATCTCGGCGTATAGTATAAATGCCTCGTGAAGACAAGAAGAAAAAGAAGAAAACTAAATTGGGGAAATTAACCAATGCTGAAATTTTAAAACTTATTAAAAAATTGAAACCAAAGACGTCACAAGTTGTTAAAATAAATATTGGTGATAAAGGCGAGAAGGGACAAGTCAAGTCGAGTGGAGTTCCACAGTCTGGTGGTGCTGTTGTATTCACGCATGGATATGGGCCTCCACCACCCCAACCTCCTTCTGTGCCATCCGCACCGCTACCTCCTCAACCAGTCATTGCTGCACCTGCTCCAACATTTAATAGACAAGTTGCTCCATTTAAACCAAAACAAATCCAACCATCTACCAAGTTATCTGAAGTTGGTTTTAAAGAACCTGCTCAACCTTCTAATCTGGGAAGAGAGGTAAGTTCACCAAGTCCAAGTAAAGTCAGTGGATTAACTCCAACATTCAGTGAAAGAGTAATAAGACAATTACAAAGACTTCCAAGTAAATCACTCGATGTACAAAAAGAATTTACTGCTCCGAAGTATGCACAACCAAGCGACTTAGGTTCTAACGTGAGAGCATATCAAGCAGACAGTGGTGTCATCAATGATCCATATCTTAGTGGATTAACTGAGACATTTAGTGAAGGACTAAAACGACGCTTACAAAATCTTCCAAGGGGAGGAGTCGAATTATTTCAAAAAGAATTTACTGCTCCTAAGTATGCACCTCCAAGCAACTTAGGTTCTAACGTGAGAGCATATCAAGCAGACAGGGGTGTCATCAATGATCCATATTTTAATGACCGCATCCAAACTGTTAATGGTTCAGACCAAGCGGGAGTTGCTAATGCATTCACTTTATCGAGTGACTCGTGGAATTTGAGTCCTGAAGGTAATGTTGGAATTACATTTACTGAGACTCCTGAAGGTGCTGGTGCTGGTGCTGCTGTTGAAGAAGAAGAACCTCCTCTTGCTGCTGCTGATGTTAATGAAGACCCAATTTCATTGATAACTCCTGAAGAACAAGCGAGAAGAAAAGAGGAAGACAGACAACTTCAAGAATTTGAACAAGTGTTTGAAAAAAGTGCGTTATCAAAACAAAAGTCACGCCCGCTCAAATCTTCAACTGGTGCTCCTGTATCAAATGCAACTGTTACCCAAGAAATCAATCAGGCTATTCTTACAAAGGGATTTAATATAGGCGGATATGAACTCTCGAACGTTAATATTTATCAATCTGGTAAAAGCAAGGGGTTGCTCCGAAATAATCTAGAACGAGAACTACTAGAGGAAATTTATACTGATTTAAAAGGTACTTATTAATTCCACTTTACCAGTCGCTATCGCTCCTTCCAAAGTGGAGCAAAAGGAGGGGCGTCCGGGGAACCTTGGTTCCCGGAAAAATGTTGGTATATTATATGGATAGTTCTACTACTGTAATAAGATTTTTGGTTCCGTCCACTATTATTAATTATGAAAAATCTCCATCATCTTCTTATCGAATTCGTCTCTTTTTTGCAAACGGTAAACGTATGGATATTGGTGTGCGAGACCAGACCTATTATTATATTGATGGTAATAAAGAGCGTCGAGATGTATACTACAATTCGCTTAATTTAGAAGAGTGCACAAAATTGTATACCTGTATCCCGTGCCGATTTTTGTTTGAATCTATTTTATTGAATGGCAAGTATGAATCTATTGTGGATAATATAAACTTTTATAATTCCGCCATTCAAGAAACTTAAGGAATATTTAGGGTGGATTAGTTTTTTTGTGAATTTTATTATATTTTGATAATATATAATATGAACCAACTACAAGAAGAAACTGAACCCTCAACACCTCCTGTTTTCAAATTCTATTTTTATCGTATCCATTGCAAGGATATAGATGTACATGACTCTTATATCGGGCGGACTATGAAATTTGAATCTCGAGTCTCTTACCATAAATTAAAGTCCAACGATAGCGATCTGAAATTGTATAAGTGTATTTCTGAAAATGGTGGATTTGACAACTGGATTTGCGAGTGTGTGCATACAGAAATGTGTACTGAGACCGCCTCGTCATTTATCGAATATGCATTATTCAAATTATTCAATCCAACTCTCAATATTCAAATTCCGCGCATTAAATTAAACGTGTTGCAAAGTAAACGGGTTAATTATAATCGAACTGCTTGTAAGGCAAATTACGCGATTCAGAAGGACTGTGAGTGTGGATGGTCTGGGTCTAAGATGTCATACGCACATCATCTGAAATCCAAGAAGCATCATTTATGGGTGTCGGAACATGACCTGAATACTCTAGTGCTTAAAAATGCACTTCAAGAAATGGGGTGTGTAAATTAAATATCAAAATAGAGTTTATTATATTAAAAATAATGTAACAAACTATTATAATATGGAATTATATAACGATGACCTCTACAATAATGGTATGGTATCACTGTTACTTTCTTGTCGACCATGTCTTGCAACTGGCTACTATGACCTATTTATTATTTATGGATATCTTTGAATTTTTTATCTCAAGGTAATATATAAGGGGCGTCTGTATTAATTATCTTGTTTTATAATGAATTTATAAATGGATTTAAAGATAATATAAAACAGATATAAGGAGGAGCATGGACGGAATCATACAGCAACAACAAATGTTACTATAAACAATTTAACTGATTCTAGCAAAAATAGCGGGGTAGCGTAGAGGAAGCGTGTTGGGCCCATAACCCAAAGGTCGGAGGATCGAAACCTCCTCCCGCTAACGTATAGGCATCTATATTGATATAATTAACGATGCTCATTTAATTTAATAATTAATTAATTGTAATTATTAAAATAACTTAAAAAGATTCTCTTGCATATAATCGCCCCCTTATCAACTCTTAAAATTTTTAACTTTAAGAGTCGATTGATGTCTTCCTTATTCTTTTGGACACATTTCGCACAAGATTGTGTAAAGAGATTTAAATAGTTGTCGTTCCTTTGTGTCTAGTAAGTCATTTGCCAAGTTAGATAGACTAACCATTAATTGTGTTTCATATTCCAATTCATTCTTACTTAGTTGGAGTTCTCCGCATTTATGAAGCATAAAGGTATTCCAAAGAGCATACAATGCTAGTTGAGAGAAATTCGTTATCATCCCACGCAAACAACAAGAATGAAAATGGATGATGTTTTCTTTAAAAGTTTTGGAGGTTACTTTATAAGTGCGGTCATAAGGAGAAACACCTTCTGATATTAATGAGTCTATTTCGTACCCACCTAGATGAGCAAACTCTGGTTTACGTTCTCGAACACACGACATACATTTTTTGCACGTAGGTACAAATTCGTGATTGGTTGTCTTGCATGTTTCGCATGTGTGGTCTTTTGTTAAAAAGGTCGAGAGCGTTTGAGTCTTCCATTCATCACCAATTTTGAAACGACATTCTTTATGTTCCAAATTGTTACAAATTATTGGATTGGTTTTTGGGTCGGTGAATAGTTCAGAGAAGACCTTAACGTGATATCCAAGACCGTCTACGACCATTGAACGCATTGAATCAATATTGGTAAGTGTGATTAAACGACCATGAGACTCAGTCTCAATATATTTAAACATAGACAATTTGTTCTCTTGGAGCATCTTGTTAATGTGGTCATTCATATCAAGTGCTTTACTGTTTTTCAAAATCAAACGGATGTCAAAGGGGAGTACCTGTGAGGATTGACATTGCAAGATATCTTCTTGAATCACAATATTTTGCGTGACGATAGATGCAGCGGAATTTAATCCAAATCTTGTTTTGTGTGCAACTGTTTCTAAATGGCGAGTATAATTCGACTTGGTTTTGCATGAAAACATACAAGGTTGGCAGTGAAAAGAAGGAATACCCTCTTTTATAGATTCTTGTTCAAGTGGTGCTTGAGTGATGATTACACAATTTTTCAAATGTTTCTCTGTTAGCAGGTGGCGTTCCCAATTGCATTTAACAGGAGTCGTAAAATTGCATTTGTCACAAGTTCGTTCTGGCATGTTATAACTTATCTAAAGATAATAACTTTAAGTTCTTTTAATTAATTAATTAATTCGATTTAATTAATTGCTAAAACTCCTAAAGATAATCAAATAATGGATTTCCCTTTGTATGCGTATACACTATCCCTTTCCATTTGACCATAAATATGGAGGGTCGCGCCAGTCCGGAGCGAAGCGACTGGACAAAGTTCGAATCTACTCTTTTTCTGCTCTTTTATCTATTTATAAATCAACTCTTTAAGAATAAGAGTCGATTCTAAAAGAGTCAAAATCGATTCTAAAAGAGTTGATTTCAACTCCAATCAACTCTTTATTAAAGAGCGAAAAAAGAGTTGAAAAGAGTAAAAAAGAGTAAAAAAGAGTCGAAAAAGAATTGAAAACGAGTGTTTAATCAATCTTACTGATTTTTTATACATTTTTTTGTAAAAATTAAGGTAATTTACTCTATTTTACTCTTTATTTCAGTAATATGGATAAGGATAGTATATAAATGTGTTCAAAAAATGTGTAAAACCAATACTGTATTACCTTATCTTTCATACAACTCCATAGAGAGTGATTTGAATCTTTAAAGAGTTGTATGATTGATAAGATTAAAGCAGTTCAGTTTCATCGATTTTATCAAATATAATCATTTTTTATTAACTTTTGGTTAAACATTGGTTAAACATTCGTGCAGTCGCTTCGCTCCGCACACGGCCGACCTTTCCGAACATGTCGAAATCCATTCATATAAAACTAGAGTAAATATATTGTAAATTTAATAAAAAACTAGAGTAAAAAATGATAAAGGATATTTAAGAAATCGACAGTATCCAATTACGTGCATGAGTAGTCGGTTCCTCGTTATCATTATAAAATATTTTATAAACATATTATTATAGAAGACCTTCAATGATTTCTGAACCTCTATTAACGCCTGACGACAAAAGGTTTGTGATGTTTCCGATCCAAGATGACGATATTTGGCAAATGTACAAAAAACACGTCTCATGCTTTTGGACTGTTGAAGAAATCGATTTGTCACAAGACGTGATCGATTGGAAGAAACTAGATGGCGACTCCAAACACTTTATCTCTTTGATACTCGCATTTTTCGCAGCATCGGACGGCATCGTGCTCGAGAATCTTGCTTTACGTTTCTTTGGAGAGGTACAATCGGCAGAAGCAAGAGCGTTCTATGGCTTTCAAATTGCGATGGAGAATATTCATAGTGAGACTTATTCGCTGATGATAGACGCTCTCATTAAAAACGAAGATATGAAGGATAAACTTTTTAACTCGATTGAGAACTATCCGTGTATAAGGAAGAAAGCGGACTGGTGTAAAAAATGGATAAATGACAAAGATAGTTCATTCGCAGTTAGACTAGTTGCGTTCGCATGCGTTGAAGGAATATTCTTCTCAGGTGCATTTTGCAGCATTTATTGGTTGAAGAAGAGTGGGTTGATGCCTGGACTCACTTTTTCCAATGAATTAATTTCTCGGGATGAGTCTCTGCATGCTGAATTTGCGGTGCTGCTTCATAGCAAACTAGTTAAAAAAGCAACATATTTTCAAATCAGAAGAATCATAAAGGAAGCGGTCGAAATTGAGACAGAGTTCATTTGCGAGGCACTTCCTTGCAGGTTGATAGGTATGAACAGTAACTTGATGACGCAATATATACAGTTTGTTGCGGACAGATTGTGCTTGCAATTAGGTGCAAGGAAAATCTACGATGTGGCAAACCCGTTTGATTTTATGGGAATGATATCACTTGAGAGTAAGACGAACTTTTTTGAGCGTCGAGTTGCGGACTATTCACTTGCTACCAAGTCGCACGGCGATGAAGCGTTTAAATTTGCTGAGGAGTTTTGAAGCGATTCGCATGCATTTGTAAAAATACCGAATGCTGCGTTTGCTCTCGTCTGTCTCGCTGCTGCTGCATCTTCCTTTGTTTCGAAGCGACCAATGTTGATTTTAATCCCATCAATCATTATTTGTGCGCTCCATTTTTGATGATGTTTATCCCAAGACACTCCTTTAACACCACTTGTGTTTCTAGATGAAATTTGTTGGTTTCTGATATTTTCTTGATTAGTACACCATCTCAAACTTTCGACTCGATTGTCAGTCTTATTGTTAAAAATATGGTCGACACACGATTTGTTTTCTGGATTGGGTATGAATGCGAGAGCAACAAGACGGTGAATCAAGTGATTTTTACGCTTTCCATTTTTACAGAGACAAACATACAAATATCCACTACTATCTTTACCCCCTTTCAAAATCTTTCCTGTCTTGTTATTCTTCACATTACCTAGTGTGCTCACTGAATAGGTCTCATAGTCATCAATTATTTTATAGATTTCTGTCATTTAATTAATTTAATGTTATCTTTTTAAATTAATTTTATAATTCATATATATGTACATTATCACGCCTTATACGCTGCAGCGAGCACGAGAACTTGGATTAAAGGTCACTCCAAGCGATAACCCGAAATACAAAATTAAGGTAAGTGATATCAGTGGCAAGTTTCTATTTAATGGAGGCGACCCGAAATATAGCGATTACCCAACTTATATGAAAACAAAAGGTAAGGAGTTTGCAGACAATCGCAGGCGGTTGTATCGCATAAGGCATCAAAAAGAAATAAATAGACCAGGTTCACGTGGATCGATTATTGCTCACCTTCTTTGGTAGAGTCTCCTTTATAAACCAGTCTATCATATTGGTCATCCGTCTCATCAACGTCATCGTCAAATGTAAACCCTGACTGCTCAAGGAAGAATTTCTCCATCGCACTTCTCTCGCTAACTGGTTTCGTTAAATAGTCAAAAAAATCAGACCGGACATATTTCTCCTTTTGTTGTTTGTTAAACTCCTCCAATTGCTCTTCATTATAAACCAGTTTATTCCAGTCTAGTTCATAACCATCGTCTTGTGCAACCTTATACAAGAGCATATTCCAGTCTAGTCTAAAATTATTTGAGACAGCAGTATAGTAACGAACTGGTTCTGCATTTTCAACATTAAGGTTATCTTCATTTGTTTTATCTTCTTCGCTCATTATATATAATGGCATCACAAAAAAATAATACAATCAACTTATACATCAATTCCAAATTCGCCTTAAAACAGTTAAACGGCACAAGTAACTGTATTTTTGACTTTAGCAACCTCCCAATAGACGATGGAGAGATATTCGTCTCAGTACAAGCAGCACAAATCCCAGGCACATTTTATAATGTCGATGACATAAATAATCTGTTGGTCTATTCTGTTGCCAGTGGTGCAAATATCAATCTAGTGATACCTCCTGCTAATTATAACGTGAACTCATTATTAACATATCTTCTCACGGTCATGACTGGATTTACAATCACGTTTAACTCACAGACCAACAAGTACACATTCACCCACGCAACCAATATATTCTCGTTTAAGTCTACTAGCACTTGTTTCGAGATACTCGGGTTTATTGAGGGACAGACTTATAATAGCAGTGGTCTCACACTAGTAAGTCCATTATGTGTGAACTTCTTTACGATCCAAATGGTGCTGATAGAAATATCAAATCTTATCACAAATAATAAGACCAGTAATGTAGCGGAGAATAATCCAAGCATATTGGTTAGCATCCCGATCACAACAAGTCAAAATAGCGTGCTATCGTATTATAACATTTATAATTTACACGAGCGTATTAATACAATTAAAAACTTCGCTCAGTTACAGATACGGTTGCTAGACCAAGACTTGGACTTACTAGATTTAAATGGTGCAAATTGGACAGCGACTATTCAATTAAATTATTAAGCAATCTTTTGAATTATTATCTATGTATATAGCATAATGGGACTAGGAAAGAGACTATCAGGTGCCGTACGTGGTTTGGGCCAAAAAGTAGCAAAGACATCATCCGGTATTGGTAAGAAAATTGTTTCTGTTGAAAGACAAGCACAAAAAGGAATAACCAAAGGAATTGACTTGGGTCAAAGTGCTCTTGGCAAAGTCGAGAAAGGAATTGAAAATGCTTCTGGCACTATTGGTTCTGTCAAGCAAGGTCTATTAAAAGGTGCGAGAGTCATTGACGCTCTGCAGTCTACTGGTATTGCGTCAACTATTCCAGGGTTGGGACTTGGTCTTGGTGCGGTGAGTGCCGGTCTTAAAGCGGGAGGTGCTGGACTTAAGCAAGTTCAAAACGTTGGTGCTGACGCACGGATGGCAACTGGAAAAGCAAAGAACCAGTTAAGCACTGTTGGAGAGAGAGCGAGTTCAGGTGTTTCAATGGCTGCTAGTAGAGCAGGGAGAGGAGTCGAGAAAGTAGGTGAACGTGCCAAGGTTCTAGAAGCACAGGCACAGGATGAAATTCGTGGAGTCAGGGGTGCGTTTCAAGCATAAATTTCCACTTTACTAGTCGCTATCGCTCCTTCCAAAGTGGAGCAAAATATTAAGGATGGGGTCAAAGGGGAAACCTTGGTTTCCCTTTAATTAATATCTTAAGTAATAATATACATGCACCCTAGACTTATTAAAAAAAGCGGACTCGCTGATGTTAAGCGTGGCGTAGACATGCCACTTCCACCCATGCTGACTCAACCAGTGAAGGAACTTAAGGCAATAATCAAAAAACGTTCAGAAATGTACAAACCTATCTAGGTCACTACTAATGTTTAACTAGGTTGATAGGTTAAATATCTATATGTTGATTAACTCATCAATTTTTTATATTTGTTAAATATAAATGGAGGACAATACCGAATCCGATAAAATCGAAAAGACGCCCTTACTTAAGCAGAAGAAACCCAGACCACCTCAGTCTGAAAAACAAAAAGAGAACTTTAAAAACATGCAGCAAACACTAGCAGCAAAGGTTGCTGCGCGTAAACAAGAAAAGATATTGGCGGCACAAAAAGCACTTTTATTAAAAGAAGGACTCATAAAAGACGAATTAGTCCCTCCCAAAAACAATCCACCCCAGTTCGTAATTGAGGAAGAAGAGGAAGAAGAAGAACAAGAAAAACCAAAATCAAAAGAAGTACGCAAAGTAAAAGTGAAAGAAGCGTCAGAGCAAAAGATTAAGGAAACTCGAGTTGCAATTCAAACTCCCAAAACTACTATTCGAAAACAGAAAGTTATACATACACCCGAACCAGATACAAGTGAATCCGAACAAGACAGTGATAGCAGTGAAGAAGAAGTCATAATTATTAAGCGGAAAAGTAAAAAAGGTGCATCAAAGCGTTCAACCAAAAAAGTGGATGAAGAGGAAGAGGAATATATAGCAAAACCAAATAATTATGGTGGCGAAAACCATATAGACTATGGTAGTTTCTTTTGTTAATTCTTTATTAATTGAATTGTTGATTATATTTTTATCTTGCATAAATATATAATGTCTGCTCTCCCCAAACAGTTACTATACCAAAACAAGGTAGATGCGATGGGTGCTCGCCCTTATACCTCCTCAATGCAACCTCAGGGTGCTCAGAACTACGGTGTGAACGATGTGATCATCATCAACATTCCTTGCAATCGTAACACTGTCTTGTCTCCTCACGACTCTTACCTTAAGTTCAGCATGGTCGCCACCAATGGTGCTGCTGCTGCTCAAACATGGACTCGTTTGTCAAAGGCAGGGGCCCACGGTTTTATCCAGAGATTGAGATTATTTCATGGTTCAACTCTTCTAGAAGATATTGATAATTATGGCAACTTGGTTGCCCAGTTGTGCACTCATCAACGCAGTGCTGATAACGTTTCATACAAAGGAAGTATCACAGAAGGATTTGAGGAGTCATGTGCTGTTTCTATTAACGCCATTTATACCTTGAATGCTCTTCGTGGTCGTCGCATTTCCAATACGGCATATGTGGGTGGAGGAGGAGCGGATATTGCTGCTAACGGTGTTACTGCTTCCCAAACTTTTTGTATTCC